CATTAATTATCCCTCTTTCTTCACTAACGTGTAGATTCCATATCCTAAACCGACCCATGCCAACATTTTAGCTAAGCCTCCAAACAATACAACTGATCCGCAAACTGCGATCAACGCAATACCGTCATGTGAAGTTCTCTCCACTAATCTATCTTTCATCCAATTTAACATATATTTCTCCTATACTTTGAATTCAGCAAACGTGTCTTTATTATCATTATTCCCCCACGTCGCTATTGGTTTATCAGGGATGCTCATATCAGACATTATATCAGATTGAGCAGATTCTTCTACGTCATATAGCTTCATTCTCGCACGATCAATTCCTACTACAAAACGTTTGTATTTAGTCGGATCATTATAACGATTTTTAAGCTGCTTAACCATTACTTGATTTAGCTCGTCTAATTCCTCAGTAGCAATTAAAGCGAACATTAAATCAGCAGTAGCTGGTAAGCCGAACGATTCAGAAGTGTCTTCAAGACCTACATCAGTATTACTAAAACCAGAACGCGTTGTTTGAGTCGCTGTCATAATTGGCAGATTAAACTCAATGGCCAAACCACGTAACTCTTCAGCAATAGCTTTAATGTAAGTATAACTATTTATACTACCACCCATAGCTTTCATGCGAGATGAAGAACATATGTTTAGGTAGTCTATGTATATAATATCTGGAGCAAACTTCTTCTTAAGTTTTAATTCGTTTAATAAGGCTCTGAAATGGCCCGAATGTGCAGCACCAGTAGGATATTCTTTAATCAACAATTTACCAATTGTACCCTTTGCAATTTTCTGAATCTTTTCAGAGAATACATCTTTAGGCAATGATTCTAGTTGTTGAATAGGTAGATCCATAAGATTGGCATCAATACGTTCGGCGATTCTTTCTTCAGCCATTTCCATAGTAATGTATAAAACGTTTTTACCTTGTTGTAAAACGGAAGCAGCATTATGACACATGAACAAAGATTTACCTACACCAGTACCAGCAAGACAAACGTTTAGTGTCTTGTTTGGAATGCCGCCTTTAGTAATCTTGTTGAAATAATCTAGATCCCATGGAATACGTTCTTCAGTTCTATTATAAAATTCAAAACGGCCATCAGCATCGTCGATATAATCATGGCCAATTGCTTGATCAAAAGATACACCTAGGGCTGTAGATAATATTTCAGGGATAGCACCTTCTGATTTTTCAGGGTCCTTACCATCTATAATACCAATAGAATCCATAATCGCAAGATATACTGCTCTATCTTTACACCACTTTTCAGTTTCATTAATAAGATATTCAGTATCTAAATCCGTCTTATTATTAATCTCATTGATTAATATCGAGCTTGAATTTAGTACATCTTCTGGAGCAGAAACTTTTTGTAGTTCAATATCTAATACTCTACCTGTTGGTAATTTATTATGAGTTGCTACAAAGTTAACAATAAGATCGAATACTACTTTGTGTGAACCTTCAAAATATTCCTTCTGAAGATATGGTATTACACGTCGGCAATATTCTTCGTTATTTAGTAGATGACTCAGTACGTGTGTCGGTATCTCGTTTTGCAATTGTAGTTCCTTGTTCAATAATATGTGTTAGTAGATCTCCGAGGTAATTATTAAAATTCTCGTCGTCTCTCAATGTGTCGTGATCAAAATCACCTGGATCATTTATGTTATACGTAAATGATAACGTAGCCATATCCAGTTCCGGACTTTCTTTAATCGAAACCGTGCCATAAATGAATCTCACCCCGTCATATGGGGAATTTTCATTTAGCATTATCGAATAAAAATCGGAATCTGGATGTTCTTGTGTAATAAAATGATTATCCATGTTCTTGCTCAATGTCTAGTTCGATTTCCAAAAGTGGTTTATGACCAATTTGGTAATGGCCCTTTAAGAACTCTTTAAAGTTTGTATTTTCGAAAATAGGCTTCCAGAACTCTTCTTGTAAAGTATCTTTCTCTCTCACTTTAGGTTGAACTAATTCACCTGTATCAGTATCAACTCTGCAATACCAACCTACATTAGGTTTTTGTACATATCCACCAGCAAGTGCAACATCTAGTAAACCAGAATATGGAGCAATACCACCTTCCCAAGTTACTGTAATAGGGATTTTAGACTTTTCTTTTACAAACCTAGATTTCTCTACATTAATAACAAAGTTATAACCTTTGATTTCCGTACCAGTCTTTTGTTGCTGTCTTCCGATAATCCAAATGTTGTCTGCAGAGTAGTAAATACCAGTACCGCCAGAAACGACTGCTTTAGGGAATAATCCAATTTCTTGATACGTATGATTAACAGCAAGCAAAGGGATATTCTTCATAGCCAGATAAGGAGTGACCATTCTGAATAAACCTTTAAGTGCTTTGGCTCTTGACATATCAGCAACTGATTTTTCATTTAGCGCGTCTTCTAATTCTTTCTTAGAAGCTAGGTTACCAATAGAATCGATAACAACAATAACTTTATCATTGCGATCCATGTTTTCTAGCTGACCTACTAAATCGAACTTTAATTGTTCTACGTCAGTGATAGGTGTGTGCAATACTCTGTCGGTATCAATACCAAAAGATTCAAAGTACGATTGCGGTGAACCAAATTCTGAATCATAGAATAATAATACTGCATCGCTATGTTCTTTTAAATATGCACCTGCCATTAATAGAGCAAATGAAGTTTTAAAATGTTTAGAAGGGCCGGCTAACACTGTTAAACCAGGAGTTAATCCACCGTCTGGATCTCCTGACAAAGCAACGTTTATCATTGGCACTTCTGTTGGAGTCATTTCTTTCTCGCTAAAGAATATTGATTTTGAAAGAACCTCTGAAGTTTTGATTTTCGAGTTCTTTTTTAGTTTGTCCATTATCGACATTAGTATTTTCTCCTTGGTTGAAAGGATGACGACATGCGCATTTCTCTCTTTGTTCTTGCTATGGCCTCGGCCTTTTTGCGCTTACGTTTAGACGTTGGTTTTTCGTAAAATTCTTTTTCTCTTACTTTCTGTAAGATACCTGCAGCCTCTACGGCTTTCTTGAATTTTCGTAGTGCAACGTCAAAAGGCATATCTTGTGGCGGACGAGTGTCTCGTTGACCTTTCCGATTTTTATTGAACTTTCTTGGTTCAGCTTTTAAATTAATACTTGGCATATTTCCTCTTCTTTTTTATTTAACATTAGTATATTATAACATGAAATCACTTAATTGTACACAGTTAATTCCCCAATTTTTGCGTCTATATGACTCGGGGGATAAATGTACAGATGATACACTTTCCATTTTATCCTTAGCAAACTTCTCACCGTTTAAGGTAAGCCATTCTTCAGGATATTCAACCCTCTTCATACCTAGTTTATCCATATTGGTAATCCACTGGTTTAGAGCGTTAATTCTTTCTTCACGAGTTCCCCAAAACGGTTGTCCTTTATAGTAACCAGTTTTCGGTAATTTTCGTTCTTCAAATTCTATTGGCCATGGAGTGGAATATTCTACTTTAATTCCTTTCTTTTCTAATTCGTCTCCAAACTTCTTCCAAGCTTTTAACATCTCCATGGAGTCTACTCCTAACCTGCAGATGTGATGTCTGATATCAATATTGCCGAATGACATTGTTACACCTCGAGGAAAGCATTCCTCTATGTGTTGTATGACGTATTCGAAATCAGTTTTTATTTGGCCGTTAAGAGTTAATCCATCAGTTTTAATCACCATGGAGTTCTCTTTAGAATACGCTGCTGTGTGTGAATCACCTATAGTCAACCATTTAATGTCTACTATATCAGTTGATTTTAATTTCTTGACTGTTTTACATTTCTCTGATACTTTGTCACACCATTCTTTATCAATTACGTCTTTTCGCTTCTTTAACATTGCACCGTAATCTGGCATATCGATATCGAGTGAATATAGCACTTTGGCTTCTAGGAAATTATCAATCCTAGCTTTTAATTCATCGTTAAATCCAGAGAATAAGTTTAGTGATCCACCAAAGTTTACACCATGATCTAAGTATAAAACTTCTGTATAATCACCATTGTGGTTAATACCGACACCAAGGTTTTCAGACCAGGTTCTCGCCCATCCATAACCATGGCTATTCTTCTTCTTCGGTATCTTATTAAATGTTCCTGTAATCATAAATTCTTATCCCAATCTCTGTAACTGTCGGTTGTTTCATACAATGTTTCATTGTGCAATGTTGGTTCTGGACCGACATTCCAGAACAGTATATTTCTTCCAGTGTTTTTTGGAATGTACTTCCACACCTTTCCGTCATATGTGTCGATACATGGAAATGGTGGTAAGTTGTCAACTCCTTCAGAAGCGGTAAACGGTTTAGGTTCACTAATAACACTAGCTCTTCCAAGTTCACCTGCTTTCATATTTCTAGACACTGCAACTGATGTAAATTTGGCATTTGGCCATGCAATCTGGAGCGCTCTGGTTAACACACCTGTAGAAGTGGCTACATAAACTTCGTCTGGTGCGCGTAGGGCACTCGCAACCTTCACCATTCCAGCAGTAACAAGTTCATGTTTTAATCCTAGTGGTACAAAATAATATCCATTCTTTCTTGCATCTTCTTTTGCGATTATATTTAAATTAGGCATTGCTGCTATTCTATGGAAACTTACTTCTGCTCCTTGTTCAATACAACAAGCTTGGTGATGCGATATCTTCTTACTTGATGGCATATAAAGTCTTACCTTTTTGTTATGCCTTTTGGCCGCATCAAGTATACTCACTCCAGCCAATCCAGTACGCGGTTGAACATACGCAATTGTTTCTTCTTTGATTTTACTTATTAGACAATCGCCGCCTCTGGTTTTAGATCCTACAATGAGATCATCGCGTATAACTCTAACACCATCGTGCATGACTTCAACCGGAGCGGGATTAGGATCTTCCCATCCGGCTGCTAATTCTAAATAATATTCCTTAGCTTCTTCAGGTTGCATTAATCCAATATCTTTATTGAATCCGTCTTCTACGTGTTTATTATGAGCCATTTTTCATATTCTTTGACATTGTTAAGTGTTGTACCATTGCTTTATAATCGTTAGCGGTTAAGTTGTTGTCGTTTAGTACCTTTAAATCTGACGGATGCGATTTCATGCCGTTAAACGTTTCAATTAATCCTAGTTCTAACATTGGCTTTTGTCTGCCTCTTGGATGATCTTTAATATTACTACTAGACCACAAATTATCGTAATCAAGATGCGCATAATCATTACCAGGTCTAACATAATTTTCTACCCATCTGATATAATCACAGCACACATCTTCGGCATTATACGGAACACTTCCTGTATCCTCATATATTTGCATCATAACTTCATCTAAAAAATCTTCTTTCTTTAACTTGTTGTCGTTAATTCCTAAATATGATATGCATTCGACTGCGTTTGTTCCATAATAAAACATACTTTCGGTGTTAACGAAATGTGGGAACCAATCGGCAATGTCTGCAACAACTGCTGCATACTGGAACTTATACTGCCTTAATCCGTTCTTTACATTCCAACTTAACATGAATTCTCCGACTTCTCTTAAGTCTTTTTTACCTGGAATTGCTAGGAAGTGTGATAACTCTTTTGCTAAACGTGGAGCATATTCGCATAAAAAATAGTCTCCGCCCTTCTTATAATCAGATGTAGGTTTTGGAAATGCTGGGAATTGGTATCCTATTGACGTGTAAAATGGTTTACCTAATTTACCTTCAGCTTTGATAATCTTTTTCATATCATCAATATCAGAAGCAAGGTGCAATTTAAACAGCAGTGTGTTGTGATAGCCTGAAGGCTTTGTTCCGTAATTAATAGCGGAACCTGTAACTCTATGTAAAATGAAGAGATACAACCAAGTTTCAAGGGAATGTGATTTTCCAGTCCAGTTTTTAGCTATTAATTCTCTTTGAGATGTGGCTTGACCTGCTTGCATTCTTTCCCAATACGGATGCTTGTCAGTCCAGCCATAAAATATGTCATTAATTATTTGTGAGAATCCAGCATATTTGCGTTCAACTACGTCATATAGTTCAACGTTTTCCATTAGATCGTCGTTCATATTGCTTTCGCCGTGTGACATAAAATTTGGCACATTGCATTTGATTTGTTGATTTTTAGCTAATTCGAAGTACTTCAAGAAGTCATAATAATATTCAGTTTTTTTCATAGTATTGTAAATAAATTCCTCACTAAAAATAATAGACCCACACCATTCAATAGAATAAGCGCTCTATCTTTCCATAATATTGATACTACTAACCATAATAGAATGCCTATAATAGATAGTAATACATCGTATGTTTGATATCCTTCGATTCCCCTTATGGACATAGCAGATAAAACAAACACAGAAGCTACCCATTTAATATACCAATCTAATGTATATTTGGGAGTTGCGCTTTTAAATATCCTTTTACTATTTTTTAATTCTTTAGGATCAAAGTCTACCATTTTAGTCATCGCCAT